TTGAGGACTTCGATACACCGGATGACGCAACGCACCGCTTCGGCGCTGACTGGGGCTTTGCATCTGACCCGACTGTTCTAATCCGCTGTCATGTTATTGGCAGAACAATCTATGTCGATCACGAAGCCTATCGCGTTGGCTGTGAGATTATGGACACGCCAGACCTGTTCTTCACTGTGCCGGATTCTGAGAAGTGGCCCATCGTTGCTGATAGCGCCAGACCTGAAACCATCAGCCATATGCGTAAACATGGCTTCCCAAAGATTATGGCGGCAGTCAAAGGGCCTAAGTCTGTAGAGGAAGGCGTCGAATGGTTGAAGTCATATGACATCGTTGTCCACCCTCGCTGCCAGCACACGATCGACGAATTAACGTGCTACAGTTATAAAACTGACCCCTTGACAGGACAAATCTTGCCAATACTTGCGGATCGTGATAATCACCTTATAGACGCACTACGTTATGCGTGTGAGGCCATCCGTCGAGCAGTCGTTCCAAAGACTTTCGATGTGCAACCTTTAGCAACTGTGAGTAGGTGGTAAATGGCTCGACTGAATAGAGAACAAAGGTTTGCGAACATCCATCAACAGGCGATGGTAGAGTTCGACCGCGTTCAATCGTCGGTGCGTGATGAGCGCCTACAATGCCTTCAAGACAGGCGTTTCTATTCCATCGCTGGCGCACAGTGGGAAGGCCCACTCGGTGACCAATACGAAAACAAGCCACGCTTTGAGGTAAACAAGATTCACCTTAGCGTCATCCGTATCATCAACGAATATCGTAATAACCGCATTGCCGTAGACTTTGTTAGCAAAGATGGCGAGGCAAACGACAAGTTAACAGAAACGTGCAACGGTCTCTATCGTGCAGACGAACGGGACAGCGGCGCAGAAGAAGCATACGACAACGCTTTTGAGGAAGCAGTTGGCGGTGGCTTTGGCGCATGGCGCTTACGCACTACCTATGAAGATGATGAGAACGATGAGGACGAACGCCAGCGCATCCGCATAGAACCAATCTATGACGCTGATAGCTCTGTGTTCTTTGACATCGATGCAAAACGCCAGGACAAGGCCGACGCTAAGTATTGCTTCGTTCTGTATTCCATGACCTATGAGGCTTACAAAGCTGAATGGAATGATGACCCAACGACCTGGCCCAAAATCATTCACCAGTATGAGTTTGATTGGGACACGCCTGACATTGTGTTCGTGGCTGAGTATTACCGCGTTGAGGAAACCCGCGAGACTGTCCGAATCTTCCTGACAATCCAAGGCGAAGAAGAACGCTACACGCAAGCAGACTTTGACGCAGACGAAACGCTAGAGGAAACTCTGGCTGCTGTTGGAACGGTAGAAGTACGCCAGAAGCGTATTAAACGGAAGCGCGTCCGTAAGTATATCATGAGCGGTGGCGGCATCCTTGAAGACCAAGGCTACATCGCTGGCAAGAATATTCCGATCGTTCCTGTCTATGGCAAGCGTTGGTTCGTTGATAACGTTGAGCGTTGCATGGGCCATGTGCGCCTTGCCAAAGACCCGCAGCGCCTGAAGAATATGCAGCTATCGAAGCTGGGTGAGATCAGTGCGCTTTCATCCATTGAAAAGCCTATCTTGGTTCCAGAGCAAGTCTCAGGCCATCAGGTCATGTGGGCAGAGGATAACCTACGCAACTATCCTTACCTGCTAGTCAATCCAATCACAGGGCCAAATGGCGAGACTCAAGCGTCTGGCCCAGTTGCTTACACCAAGTCTGCACAGATTCCGCCAGCGATGGCAGCACTGCTTCAAATCACTGAGCAAGACATGGCTGAGATACTGGGTAACAACCAGCAAGCTGACAAGATGGTCAGCGGCATCAGCGGCAAGGCTGTTGAGCTTATCCAGACCCGCTTGGATATGCAGACGTTCATCTACATGAGCAACATGGCGAAGGCTGTGCGGCGCTGTGGTGAGATATGGCTGTCAATGTCGAAAGACATCTACGTTGAAGAAAAGCGCAAGATGAAGACTATTGGCGCTATGGAAGAAGTTGGTTCGATTGAACTGATGAAGCCACAGATCGACGAAGAAACAGGCGAACTGATTTACGAAAACAACTTGGGCGATGCCTTGTTTGACGTTGCAGTAGACGTTGGCCCATCGTCGAGCAGTCGCCGTGACGCTACAGTCCGTGCGCTTACAGGCATGATGGCAGTTACCACCGACCCGACAACCCAACAGGTTCTGCAAGCTATGGCTATCATGAACATGGAAGGCGAAGGCATTGGCGACATCAAGGAATACTTCCGCAAGCAGCTAGTCCAGATGGGCGTATTGCAGCCAACGGAAGAAGAACAACAGCAGATGATGGAAGCACAAGCAAACGTGCAGCCTGATCCGCAATCCGCTTACTTGCTTGCCGAAGCCGCTAAGTCACAGGCTCAGGCTATCCAAGCACAAGCTAACACTGAATATACCTTGGCACGATCGGAAGAAACCCGTGCTAAGACAGCAGAGACTATCTCAAACATCGACATTGACCAGCGCAAGTCGGCTATTGAGACTGCTGAAAAGATTGGGGAAGCATTGCGACCCAGTACGAATGTGGTTCCACCCTCCACACAATTTGGGTGAGTTAATGGGGTTAAAACATGAAAACGGCAGAACTGGATAACGACAACATCGAAACAATCGACATCGACACAGACATCAATGACCAAGCAGAAGATGAGACCAATTCCATCGACCTGGATGATGATGAGGAAGAAGATGACGAAGATGAAGTCGTAATATCTATCGGAGAGGAATCGCCACCTCAAGATGAAGAAGTTCGTGCGCCTGCTTGGGTGCGTGAATTGCGTAAATCAAATCGGGAAAAAGAGCGGAAGATACGCGAACTAGAAGCAAAGCTAAGTACCACAGCAACTGAGACCAAACCAGTTGCACTAGTAGCAAAGCCAACGCTTGAGAATTGCGATTATGATTCCGACGAGTACGAACAAAAGCTTGCTGACTGGTATGAGCAGAAACGCGAATACGATGCAGCCGAAGCCAATGCTAAAGCCCAGCAAGACGCTGAAGCTAAGGCGTGGCAGAACAAGCTTGATTCCTATGCGAAGGCAAAATCTTCGTTAAAGGTGCGTGACTATGACGAAGCTGAAGCAACGGCTTTAGATACGTTCAACGTCACGCAACAAGGGATAGTTCTACAAGGCTCTGACAACCCTGCTTTGCTTATCTACGCAATTGGCAAAAGCACTAAGCGAGCTAAGGAACTTGCAGCAATCACCGACCCCGTAAAGTTTGCCTTTGCGGTAGCAAAACTGGAGACTCAGTTGAAAGTAACAAACCGTAGGGCATCAACCTCGCCAGAACGTACAATCACCACAAGCGGTGGGCGTGTGTCTGGTTCCATTGATTCACAACTTGAACGCTTACGCGCTGAAGCTCTGAAGACCGGAGACTTGTCAAAGGTCATGGAGTATAAGCGTCGTAATAAGAAAACCTAAATTCTGGAGTTAATATAATGGCTAACGCTTTTTCAAAAGAAGAAATTGTTGCCTTTGAGAACATTCTTGAAGGCTTCAACGATGCTTTGATTCTGTCAAAGAACATCAACATCTACAACACCAACGGCGTAACTATGGAACGCGCTCGTGACACCATGTGGCGTCCGCAACCATACATCGCTCAGTCGTTCACACGTACCATCGGCAGCTCGATTGCTTCTAGTGTTTCGACGATGACCCAGCTTTCTGTTCCTTCGACCTTGGGCTTCAGCCCTTGCTCGGCATGGGAAATGAATGCTTTGGAACTTCGTGACGCATTGCAAGAAGATCGTTTGGGCGCTGCTGCAAAGCAGAAACTTGCTTCGGACATCAACCTTTCCGTTATGGATTTGGCTGCTGCTCAGGGTACGCTTGTTGTTGACGTAGCAACTGCTGCTGGCGATTATGATGACATCGCGCTTTGCGACAGCATCATGAACGAACAGGGCGTTATGGCTGAAGATCGTTACCTCGCTTTGTCGAGCCGCGATTACAACGGCATGGCTGGTAACTTGGCGATCGCAACTCGTTCGTTCACTGGCAACAAGTCTGCAAACGCGTATGAGCGTTCGTATGTTGGCCCAGTAGCTGGCTTTGAAACCTACAAGCTTGATTACGCTAACCGTTGCAATGCAAACTCGGCAACACGCACGATTGCAACCAACGGCGCACAAGTTCGTTACGTTCCAAAGGCAACTGTTACCAACGTTGGTGGCGTTCTGAACGTAGACAACCGCTATCAGACTGTCACTGTCTCCTCGACAACTGGCATTCTTGCTGGCGATGCGTTCACGATCACTGGTATCGAAGCTGTTCATCACATCACGAAGCGCAGCACAGGTCAGTTGAAGACCTTCCGCGTTATCGAAATTGTTGATGGCACTTCGATGGTTATCAGTCCGCCAATCATCGGCGCTAACTCGTCACCAACTGATGCTGAACTTCAGTATCAGAACGTTGAGGTTGCATCGACTTCGGCAACTGCATCGTTGAACTTCCTCAACACCACTGCATCGAACATCAACCCGTTCTGGCGCAAGGATTCGATTGAACTCCTCCCAGGTCGTTATGCTGTTCCAGATGGCGCTGGCGTTGACGTTCTTCGTGCTGCTACAGATCAGGGCATCGAATTGGTCATGACCAAGAAGTTCGATCCACTGACCTTCCAGACGCTTTACACGCTGGACACACTGTATGGTGTGGTAATGACGAACCCAGAAATGGCAGGCATCCTGCTTTTCAACCAAGTATAATAGAGATGGGGGAGGCTTCGGCTTCCCCCTCTTTCCTTTAAGGAGAGAACCAATGCCATTGAAAAAAGGTTTTAGCCGCGCAAGCATCGGCAAGAATATCAAGATGGAAGAAAAAGCTGGTCGCCCTAAAAAGCAAGCCATCGCCATTGCGCTCAATGTAGCACGCGAAGCCGCAATGAAAGCAGGCAAGCCATCGAAGGCTCCTAAGCGGAAGGCAAAGAAATGAAGATGGGCCTGTACGCAAATATCAATGCGAAGCGTAAGCGCATCAAGGCGCAGAAGGCTGCTGGCAAAACACCAGAGCGTATGCGGAAAGTTGGCAGCAAGGGTGCGCCGACAAAAGCTGCCTTCATTGCGTCTGCAAAGACTGCAAAGCCAGTTAAGGCGAAGAAGAAATAGTTATTCGTTTAATGCGTTATTTTCTGATATAAGGCAGCGCATTGAACTTGGAGGTTTAAATGGGTTACACAAAGCGCCAGTTCGTAACGTCAGCCTTTGAAGAAATTGGCATGGCAGATTACGTATTTGACCTTCAGCCTGAACAGCTAGAGGCTGCTTTGCGCCGTTTAGATTCCATGATTGCTGAATGGAATGCTGCTGGCATCCGTCTTGGCTATGCAATGCCAAGCAGCCCACAAGACAGCGACCTGGATACAGAAACCAATGTGCCTGACAGCGCATGGGAAGCTATCATCACCAACCTAGCCATTCGGATTGCCCCTGGCTACGGCAAGGCCGTATCTCCTGACACTAAGGTATCGGCTAAGGGCGCTTACAATGTATTGCTGCAACGTGCTACATTCCCGCTTGAACAACAACTTCCATCAACAATGCCATTAGGTCAGGGCAACAAGCCTTGGCGCTGGGATAATCCTTTCGTCCAGATTCCTTACGATCCTCTAAATGCAGGGCCTGATGGCCCATTTGAATGGAGTTAAACCATGCCTACAATTAATCAGCTTCCAACCGTAACACAGGTTCATGGTGGAGATCAGTTACCGCTGTTCGTAACCAACCAAGGTGACGCTCGTCGTTGCTCTGTCACAACGCTTATTGAATACATTCAGGTAAACTTTGGCGCTGTCACTTGTTCGTCGGTGCAGACAACGCCTGTGCGCTTTGACCAGTTGCCTAACGCTGTTGGCAATGCTGGTGCGCGTGCGTTCATCACAAACTGCAACACAACAACCTTCAACGCTGCCGCTGCTGGTGGTGGTTCAAACCAAGTTCCAGTGTTCAGCAATGGCACTAGCTGGTTCGTGGGCTAATTCTAATTCGTTAGGGGAACTTTGAAATGATTATTCAACCAGGTCTTACTCAGACTATTACAGACGTCCTTGTTCCTGCTGGTCAATATATCAGCATTGGGAATGTAGGTAACGATGCCACAACTGTATCGCTTGAGCCAATTGGCCCAGCAAGCTATGAATCCTACACCCAGATCGCTTCGCTTTCTAACAGCGCACAGATGTTTGGCCCATATCCTGTTGATCGCACTGTGCGTATTACCAGCGGACTTGAGTCAACAGCGCAATATGACGTAGGCGCTCAACCTTCTTTGCGTGACTTCCCGCTATTGACAATCGGTAGCCTTGAGGCTGTTGCTTTAGTTGAGCCAGCCGCTACCTTTGTTACGCTCACCTATGCGGATAACGCGGGTGATGTTAAATTGGTAAGTGCTGGCGTTCATGGCCTCACCAATGCAGTTTCGCAAGGCGCGAGCCTGTATATCACTTGGACAGGTGGGACGGCGACCACAGGCTTTTATGAAGTTGTAGACGCTGATACAGATACTGAGGAGGTAACAATCGACCTACCTTACGTTTCGTCAACTGTAACGATTAGCATTGCTGCACCTGGCGTAGTGACTTGGGCAGCACATGGCCGATCAGTAAATGACACTATCCGTTTCACCACTACTGGTGCATTGCCTACCGGATTGGCTATCAACACCACATACTATGTGAAGGAAGTGCTTTCAGCCAACACCTTCACCGTGTCCACATCAGCAGGAGGCGCAGCAGTCACCACCAGCGGTACGCAGTCTGGCACACAAACTGCTCTTGTTTGGTACGGCGTTGCAGTTGTTGCTGTAGCTAACACCGAAATTACTCTAGCATCCGTCACAGTCCCTGGCTGGTCAATGGGCGTTGGTGGCGGCATGGAGATTGACGCTCTGTTCACGTTGACCAATAACGCTACAGTTAAAACCTTGGGCATGACATATGGCGGCGGCGTTCTCTTGGCTGCTGCTGCGGCAAACAACACCAGCGCGTCTGTTCAGAAGCTACTATACAATCGTGGTGGCTCACAAGTTGTCAGCAACTCAACAACTTCTATAGGTCATGGCCTATCGACTGGTGCCAACGTGTTCTTGAGCGTTGACACTACACAGGATCAGACATTTACAATCACTGCAAAGCCAGCGACTGCGAATAACCTGATGCGCCTTGAAGCGTTTAATCTTTACGTAACTTTCTAATAGGAGAATTGAAATGCCAATGGTCGGTGGAAAAAAGTTCAGCTACGATGCAAAAGGTATGGCGATGGCTAAGAAAGCCGCCGCTAAAGCTGGCAAGGCAATGACAATGACCAAAGCCAAGAAGAAAAAGAAGTAAGCTGTCCAAGTGAAAAAGGATTCGCGCCTTACTCGTGCTGGTGTCGCTGGTTATAACAAACCAAAGCGCACACCATCGCATCCGAAGAAGTCGCACGTTGTGGTCGCCAAAGAAGGCGATAAGATCAGGACAATCCGTTTTGGGCAACAGGGCGTTATGGGTTCTCCTGCCAGCAAGGGCGAAAGCGAATCTAACAAGAAGCGCCGCGCATCATTTAAGGCTAGACACGCAAAGAATATAGCTAAGGGCAAAATGAGCGCGGCCTTCTGGTCGGACAAGATTAAGTGGTAAAGGAATTGATTTATGGATAATATCAGAACATTCGCCCCAGCTTACGGACAAGCTATTGCCGTAACCCCTGGCAGCACAAGTGCGAACTCTGTGTTCGGTGCTAACGTGACTACCCTTTGCATTACCAGCCGCAATTCGGTTGAGTGCTTTGTGCGCGTTGGAACTGGCGCTGGCTTGGCTGCAACGACTGCTGACTATCTTGTTCCGCCAAACGGTCAGGTCACCATCAGCAAGTTTTTGGATTATGATCGGATTGCATACATCGCCCCTGCTGGCGGTGGTTCGCTTCACATCATTCCAGGCGAAGGCTTCTAATGTTTTTGCTAACGCGCCTTCGGTCTCGTTTGCGTTATTTCAATGCAGACGGTGGCCCCGTACTTGGTGCGCTTCTTTTAGAGAATGGCGATTTCCTGACTCTGGAAGATGGCGGCTTTCTCCTGCTGGAATAACATATATCCATGACGCAGATTCCAATCCTTAGCGGCATCTATACGGACAATGGGCCGGACTTTCGCACGTCCTATCCTGTCAATATGATTCCAGTGCCAAAGAGTAATGGGATTAGCGAAGGCTTCCTGCGTCCTGCTGATGGCTTGGTGGCTAACGGCACTGGCCCAGGCGTTGATCGTGGCGGCATCAACTGGAATGGCGTCTGCTATCGCGTGATGGGTTCTAAGCTCGTTATAGTGTCCAGCACAGGTGCAATAACGATTCTGGGTGACGTTGGGAACAACGGTCAACTAGTAACGATGGACTACAGCTTCGATCGCTTGGCTATCGCTTCAAACGAAGACCTTTTTTACTGGTCGCCTAGCCTTGGCCTTGTTCAAGTAACCGACCCTGACCTTGGCATCGTTCTGGATGTGGTTTGGGTAGATGGCTACTTCATGACCACTGATGGCGAGTTTCTTATTGTCACGGAACTAAGTGACCCAACGCAGGTTAATCCCCTGAAGTATGGTTCGTCCGAAATTGACCCTGATCCCGTTGTCGCACTGCTCAAGCTACGCAATGAGATATACGCGTTGAACAGAAACACCATCGAAGTATATGACAACGTAGGCGGCGACCTGTTCCCGTTCCAGCGCATTGATGGCGCTCAGATTGAAAAGGGCGTTGTCGGCACACACGCTTGCTGCGTTTATCTAGAGAGCATCGCTTTCCTTGGCAGCGGATTCAATGAAGCTCCAGGCGTTTATCTTGGCGGCAATGCCAAAACGAATAAGATTAGCACGCAAGAGATAGATCAAATCCTGCTTCAGTTTACCGAAGCGCAACTGTCTACAGTCAAGCTAGAGGCGCGTAACGATAAGGCGCACGAGCATCTTTATATTCACTTGCCCGATCGCACGATTGTATTTGACGCTGCCGCTACGCAAGACTTAGGCCAGCCAGTGTGGTTTGTCCTGACAAGCAGCTTGGTAGGTCTTTCAAAGTACCGCGCACAGAACCTTGTGTATTGCTATGACAAATGGCTGGTAGGCGACCCAACAAATACATCTGTAGGCTATATGGTTAGCAACATCTCAAGCCATTACGGGCAGAAGGTGCGTTGGGAGTTTGGCACAACGATTGTTTACAACGAAGGTCGTGGCGCAATCATTCAGAACCTAGAACTGGTTGGCCTAACTGGTTCAGCAGCGTATGGCGTAGAGCCAACAATCAACACCAGCTATTCCACTGATGGTCAAACCTACAGCCAGCAGAAGTTTATCAATGCTGGCAAGACAGGACAGCGTGCAAAGCGTTTGGTTTGGTTCCAACAGGGATGGATGCGTAACTGGCGCATACAGAGATTCCAAGGCACATCAGACGCGCATATGTCGTTTGCTAGATTAGAGGCGGCGATTGAGCCGTTAGCTTACTAATGGCAACGCGGACAAGGCTAAGCTTAACACGCGATCAGCTTGCGTCCTTCTTACAGGATCATGAGCAGATAAAGCAGTTCGAAAGGCTGTTTGCGACTGTTGATTCAAACACGAACGATATCATCCCAGGTGTTGAGTTCGCTGCTGGCAATTCAGGTCAAGCGGCTAATGACGCTCTTGCTGAGATTGCAGCCTTGGCCGAAGCTCTTAACAAAGAGCCAAGCCCAGCAAGTGCAAGCCAACTTGCGGTTATTGAATCGCAGATTGAAGACCTTGCATTGACGCCACCGCCGCTTGATTCACTAGCAATATTGGCATCAATACCGACATCTGTAGTTGTTACTAAGACAGCGGATTTCACGGTTGCACCAAATGAAACATGGATAATCAATAACAAGTCAGGATCGACTTGCACTGTAACCTTGCCATCGGCTGCAACATATCCTGGGCGTTATCTAACATTTCAAAACAACCAAGATCAAACGCTTGTCTCAGCATCTAGTGATGTAATCCCGCAAGGCGGTGGATCGGCTGGAACTGCTATTTTGACTAATGTGTCTGGTAATTGGGCAACACTAGTGTCAAACGGCACAAATTGGGTTATTATGCAAGCCGCCTCGTTTAACAACTTGCTGTATTAAGGAATAAGATATGGCCGTATCTATTAGTAATATCATCCCTGCCAAGACAGCAGAGAACACGCAAACAACACAATATACGTCCACTGGCGTGCAGACGATTATCGATAAGTTCACAGCGACTAACTACAGCGTTAGTGCCGCGACAATCAGCGTCAACCTTGTGGCTGCTTCGGGAAGCGCAGGAAACGACAACTTGATTGTCAAGACCAAAACGCTCCAGCCAGCGGAAACTTATACGTTCCCTGAATTGGTTGGACACGTTCTCCCGCCAGCGGGTTTCATCTCAACGATTGCTGGAACAGCTTCAGCCATCAACATTCGTGCATCTGGGAGGCTCGTGAGCTAATGAAAAAGCCAATGATGATTATTGAAGGTTTTGCTGGTCTACGTGAGAGCGAGCCATTCATCACCACCGCTGAAAACAAGAAGAACACCAAGATCGTCATTGACGATTGGATGCTTGGCCCTGAAAACCCTAGTAACGAGCGCGATGCTAATCCTGAATACTGGATTGCGCTTGGCAAAGCTATGCAAGTGGATGAGACTGAGGCGCGTCGCCGTCGCTGCTCAAACTGCGAGTATTACGACAACAGCACAATGACCCAAGCTAAGATGGAAAAGATTCCATTTAACCAATGGGACGTTGATGCTGGCTTTCGTGGCTACTGCCATAAGTTCGAGTTCATCTGTCATGATTTACGCTCTTGTCAAGCACAAGAAGAACGAGAGTTTGAATTTGACGATTGATTGTGATATGGTTTTGCCACAGAGCGTTATAGAGCAGCCTGGGGCTCAATAGTAGAAAGCTTACTATGCTTAAAAGCGGAACGCCTGAATATTGGTTGCGTAGGAACTTTGTGGAAGCATTAGACTTGCCCGAAGCTGCCGTTGAATGGCTAATTGACCTATGGCAAGTTGTTCAGCTTTTTGATGATATTGTTGATGGCGACAAGATCGATCGCGACGATGCGGATGCAGCTATCTGGGCTGCGCTAGTAGGATTGCCAGCTAATCCGTTTTATCAAGCCCATTTCACAGTTCTGCTTCCCCTTGTCAGCACTGCAATCCTGAAATGGAAGGCGTCTGATACTGTTGAGCTAGCTGGTGATGCGTGCGCTACCAGTTTTGTTTGGCGTGCTGGATATTATGATATTGTTCTTGCTACAGTGCAGTTGGTTCACGGCACGCAAGCAGCAATGGAAATAGGTCACGTTGTGTTAAAACTTTATGGCGAAAGCCTTGATGAATATATGAAGGAAATGTCTGATGCCTGATCCAGTCTCAGCACTTATTGTTGGTGGTACTCAGTTAGCGAGTAGCGCTGTCGGTTCTAAAGCCGCAAAGAGCGCTGGTCAGCTTCAGTATGATGCCAGCCAAGCTGGTGTCGCTGAAACAAGGGCTGCTCGTGAAGAAATGCGTGGGTTATTGCAGCCGTATGTAGCTGCTGGTGGCCCTGCTCTTCAGGCGCAGATGGCAGCATTAGGTCTTGCTGGCCCAGAAGCACAGCAAGAATATGTAGCTCAACAAGAGCAAAGCCCAGCGTTTCAAGCTTTAGCGCGGCAGCAAGAGGAAGCTCTTTTGCAGAACGCATCGGCAACTGGTGGGCTTCGTGGCGGAAATATTCAGGGCGCACTAGCCCAGTTCCGTCCTCAATTGTTAAATCAGTTCCTTGAGCAACAGTACGGACGACTTGGCGGCATGACTTCGCTTGGTCAGCAATCGGCTGCTGGCGTTGGAACTGCTGGGATGCAATCGGCTGGTGCTATTTCTGGTCTGTTAGCGCAGGGTGGCGCAGCACAGGCTGGTGCAAAATTAGGCGCTGCTAACGCTTGGCAGCAATCGCTATCGCTCCCAGCACAGTTTGCTGGCCTAGCAATCGGCAGAGGATATTGAGGTAACTTATGGTACAGCCTTATGATTATACACTTAAAACGCCATCGCCTGGAGAAACGTTTTTTAAAGCCGTCCAATTAGGCCAGCAGCAACAGCAGGCTGATGCTCAACGCCTCCGTGCTGAAGCGGAGCTTGCAGAAATTCAGCGCAAGATAGATGCAGAAGCGCAAAAAGTAAGAATATTTAAAGAAAAGCTTGGCCCTGGAGCAACCGTTGAATCTCGCAATGAAGCTATGCGTGAGCTTGGCCCTGATTATGTGAATGCTGTAAAATCTGCCTATGATGTCCTAGATGAAGGCCGCAAAAACTTTTTTTTAGAAACGGCGCGTAAGGTATACAACCGTCTTGGGACTAACAAAGATGGCGTTGTTGATATTCAATCAGCAGTTAATGAATTAAACCTACGTGCTGATGCGGCAAAAAATAGCGGATATACTGAAGTTGAACAGCAATTTAGAGACCTTTCAAAAGCAATCTCAAATCCTGGAGTAGACCCACGGGCAGCCCAAGGCTTCATTGATTTTCAAGTTCGTGCAGTCAACCCTAAAGCTGCCGATGAAATGACTGGCTTTGGTGATGCTGCTAATAAACTGCGTGCGGCTGGAATTGAGCCATTCAGCAAGCGGGGCCAAGAGATATTAAGTAACATTGCTATCACGCAGGGCGATACGTTTGTCTCTGGGGTTATGACTCCCAATAATACAGTATTTAACGGCCCACTTTCTTTGTATTTAGAACTTTACGGAACACCATCCAGTGGTGAATCCGCACCTGCTGCAAAGCCAAAAGTTTACAGTAATGTTCAAGCTATTCCAGCAGACTTAAAAATAGGCGATATTGTAAACGGGCAAGAATATGTAGGTGGGCCAGTAACTGGAAGCCCAGATAGCTGGAGAAAGCCAAAAGGAGGTCAGACGGGCGCTCCGTCTGGTGGCTTTCGCTGATGGCCCTGCTGTGATTGGTGAACTTTTTCCTAATGCACGGATAACATCTGGCTATCGTGGGCCAAATAATCCATTGTCTAAAAAGAATCCAAGGTCATATCATGCTCGTACTAAAGGAGCAGTCGATATTGCTCCAATACCTGGTGTGACATTTAAGGAATACATTTCTAGCATTAAAAATGCTGGTTATAAAATTATTGAGGCACGCGATGAGGTGAAAAACCCATCAAGATTTGCTACTGGCCCTCACTGGCACGTTGTGATTGGAAATTAATATGGCACAAACTAATCCTTGGGAACTTCCTGTTGCTGGTGGGGAATCTCCTGCGCCTTCTGGCCGCAGAGCCGTTATTATCCCTAAAGAGCCAGAAAAGCTTGAGGAAACTTTTTCAACATTGACTCCTCAGCAGGCTGCTGCTGAGGGCTTAGACCCAACTGGCGTATACCAACGCAGTAACGTCAGCGGGAAAATATCGCGTCTTGAAGGCCCAGAAAAAGGGCCGAAGCTTTTTCCTGAAAAAGCGGCTGATACGCTGACTGATGATGTTAATCAGGTGGATGCTTTGTCGCGTGCATTGCGTGGATTTAACGATGATTTTGCAGGCTCTGCATTCACCAGCGTCGAAAGCCTTTTGCAAGGCTGGAACAGTGACATCGGGACGCCTGGACAACGTGACTGGTGGGCAGACGTTAAGTCTTCGGACAATATTATTCGAAACAAACTATTCGGTGCATCGCTTACTCCTGGTGAGCAACAAGCGTATGAACAGACCACTATTACGCCAAGCATGGATGGCACTGAAATTAAAAAGAACCTTCTTAGGCGATTGGGAATCGTTCAGAAGGCAACGCAGCGCAGATATAATCGCTATATAGCTGCTGGCTATGATCCGGCGCAGATTGATGCAACTATCGGGGATGTTAATTTTCGGGAGTTGCCTAATCTTGAGGCTGAAGCTCAACCTGATGGTCAGGAAGAAACAACATTAATTGAATTTGAAACCAATCCTAACCTTGTTGTTGGGATGGATGGTCGAGTTTATGATAAGACAACTGGACAGCCAGTTGAGCTTCCATCACAGGGTGGAGCATCTGTTGGTGAATCACTATATGCAGCAGGCGGTGATATAGCTGAAGGCGTGGGCAACTTGCTCGGTCTGGTTGGCAACCCAGCCAATGCCGCTGTCAATGCGTTAGCTGGCACAAATCTATCTACTGATTTGGGGCAAACATTTCGTGAGGCAACAGGCGCTCCAGAAGGTGACCCATTAGCAAGTGCAATCAATCAAGGAGTTGTCAGCGCCCTGACGAGCCTTGGCGGTGCATCTTTGGCGGCCCGTTATTTACCAGAGGCGGGAAAAAGAATTGCTGCGACATTAACTGAATTGCCAACACAGCAGATTATTGGTGGTGGTACTGGTTCTGCTGCTACTGAACTGACTAGACAGGCGGGCGGTGGCCCAGTTGCTCAAACTATTGCTGGTATAGCTGGTGGCGTTGCACCTGTTTCCGTCAGTGGCCTTGCGCGTCCTCGCAGTGTTCCAGCGCCGACAACAACTGCGCCTGCTACGACATCAACAATGGAAGCTTTAGTTTCTCCACCAACTGCTCGTGACATTATCCGTGCTGGCGAACAGGCCAACATTCCTATCATGACTTCTGATATTCGTCAGCCAACCACATTCCTTGGGGCTACCGCACAAAGGGCTGGTGAACGAATTCCTTTGGTTGGTACTGGCGGCGCTCGCGCTACACAGCAGCAAGCCCGTCAAGATGCTGTTCAAGATTTCTTGGTGGAGAATGCTGGATCAGTTCCAGCAGATGTCGAGGCCAAATTAGTTGCTGATATTATTCGTAAGAATGCGGATAATGTTCAAAAATACAGCGATGCCAAAAAAGAAGTTTTTGCTAAAGTTGCATCTGCTGGCCCAGTTGCAACAACTAACACAATGAAAGCTATCGATGATCAGATTGCAAAACTATCTAGCCTAAAAACAGACGCAGCGGATGAAGCTGTTGTTAAACTGCAGGAGTTGCGCGATAAAGTTGGCGATCGAGATATTTATCAAATGGAATCGTTCCGCAAAGATGAATTAGGCAATGCGTGGCAGGATACTAATCTTTCCATAGGCGCGTCTAATCGTGTTCGAGATGCGGTAAAAAGTATCTATAAGCCATTCAATGAGGATATTGGTCAATATATTCTAAAGAACGGCGACAAGCGGGATTATACGCAATGGCGCGTTTCCAATGCGCGTTTGAGCGAAGGCATAAACGAAGCTAATCGCAATGAGCTAAAAGCTATTTTGCGTAAAGGTGAGGCTACACCAGAACTGATTGATAAAATGCTTTTCAGTAGCAAGAAAAGCGATGTCAGTGCATTGTATCGGGCGCTTACTCCTGATGGACAAGCTTTGGCGCGAATGGCACTTGTTAATAGGGTTGCGAAAGACATTGGCGCTGCTCAATCCATTAGCCCAGAAAAGTTCGTGTCTAAAATGATTAACAGAGCCGATCAAATCGGTGTGTTTTTCTCCAATGCACAGCAGCAAGAAATTAAAGGATTGATACAAGCCCTTAATGCAACCCGCAGAGGCGGGACTGCTGGAGTCCAGACTCAAAGTGGGCAGGAAAACTATATCCCCATAGTTCTTAGCGCACTTGGAACTGGAGCTGACGTTTTAACAACTGGCGGAACTGGAACAGCATTGGCTGCGGCATTCACGGCAGCAGTTAGGGCCTATGAAAGCAAACCAGTTCGTAACCTCTTTGCTGCACTTGCGAAAACAAAATCTGGAAGCGAACAAGAACAAGCTATTATTGGGAAAATAAACGAAAAGTTTGCTCCCATTGTTGCAACACTTAGTTCGATTGAAGCAGAGGCGGAGAAAGCGAAGAAGGAACAGCGCACGGAAATGCCACAATGACCTTTCGCAGCACAATAATTTCAGCTATAAGCTCAAAGACGCAAGGGATTAAGTTCTAATGGCACTTACTCAAGTTACTGGCCCTTACCCAATATTCACCGATCTAGACGGCACGCCGCTGGATGACGGCTACCTGTATATCGGTGCAATCAACCAAGACCCTGAACAGAATCCGATTCAGGTATTTTGGGATGCCAACCTAACCATTCCGGCTACGCAGCCAATCCGTACAAGCAATGGCTATGCCTATCGTAACGGCACGCCAGCACTGCTTTACACTGGCGGCGAGTTTTCAATCACAATCCGCAACAAGCGCGAGGAGTTCGTTCTCTACAGTCCTGTAGGCTATGGCTTCGATCCTGCGGCTGTATCTGCGTCCGTTGTCAAGAACGACTTTGTTGGTGATGGCGTTGAAGTTGACTTCACGCTTTCGGCTGCGCCATCTACCATTCTGGCAACAAACGTTTTCATCAACGGCGTCTATCAGGAAAAGGATAGCTATAACCTTTTAGGCAATGTCATTACGTTCTCGATTGCTCCACCGCTAAATTCTAGCATTGAAGTGATGACGAACGAAACTGGCGTGATTAACTCTGGCAACGCAACGGCTATCTCATACACCGCAACCTTTGCTGGAGCCACCGCACAGACCGTTCAGACAAAGCTGGAGCAATATGTTTCGGTAAAGGACTTTGGTGCTGTTGGCGATGGAGTGGCTGACGATACGGCGGCTATTCAGGACGCATTAGATACAGGACACGATGTTTTTGTACCATTGGGTGATTACATTATCACCAGCACTTTGCGTTACAGCGCATCGGGACAAACGATGTACGGCGAAAACGCCAGCACTTTTACAGATTTGCCACAATGCAATTTGATTTGGGACACTAACGGCGGGACAATGCTGTCGTTTGCGGGCGTTTCTGAAGGGCACAGTAACTGCAAACTGAGCAACATTCGATTAAATGGCAACAACAAAGCTGATGTCGGTGTAGATGTCCCAGGAAGTTATGCTGCGTATCGTTGCAGTTTTGAGCGCGTGTTTTTTGAGTTTATCAATTACACGGCAAACGCAACGGCAATTGATCTTGGGTCTGGGTCATTCCCCAATTTTGCACACGACACTATCGTCAAAGACTGCTACATAGGTGGCTGCAACATTGGCGTAAAAGGCAATGGGGCCATCCACCAGTTTATTTCTACGACTTGGAAAGGCACTGCTACCGACAGGTTTGTGATGGCCGGAGCTGGGGCTGCATTTAGCTTTGTGAACTGCGTGTTCTCTGACGGAGCATGGCAGATTCAAGCCAACAATAGCCAGTTGATGAATTTCACGGGCTGTTGGTTTGAAGACAGCAATACCGGTATTTACCTAGCCACCACAGCAAACACGGTGAATTTCAACGGCTGTTACCTACAAACCAGCAACACCACTCGTTTGATGGATTGGGGCAACGCTGCTGGTCAATCAAGTATTATAGGTTGTTATGTGCCTGGGACTAGCGGGTCAACCTTGATAAAAAATGTTAACGGCACTTACGGGTACACCGTTGTTGGCTCGAATGTTGAAATTGAACCTGGATATAGACAGCGTGT